GACGCGTCTTATATCCCCATAGCTAAAGCAAGGAGTTTTACGACGCATTGGATAAATTACACCAAAAACGCTCTGAACTTTTTCGTTCTCCATTTTTGTTTCCGGCAAATGAATTGAAATTCCATCACAAAGGACACCATTTTTCACTACATTTTTTTCTTCTGCAATATATCCTCTTTTACGTAACTCATTGATTACTATTTTTCTATCTAACATAATATTTTCTCCTTATCAATTTAAAATTTGCCGGAGCCGATGCTCCAAAAAACCTTCTGAGACTTGCTTCAGGAGGGGGTGCTCTTAATTTTTCGAATGTAGAAATGTACATTTTTTCTCTCCTTTCTATGTATTTTTCTTCTGATTTCTTGATCTATCGGGGTTTGCGGGCATAAAAAATACAGCATGGGCAAAAAGCTGATAGGGCGGCGTAGCCGTTCATCTTGACCCTATTAGCTTTTTGCCCATGCTGTATAATGCACGTTAAAACCCTGATCGAGAAATCAGAAGAAAAATAAAGAGGAAGGAGAGAAACATTACATAGCGACATTCGAAAAAAGTCCCCCATCGGGGGATTTAGGGGGGCTTTCATTTTAATATAATTCATATTTCCATATGTCGGATCTTACCGACATATGGATTATCCTTCTATTTTGAGGCTTTTTCACAATAAACCATATAAGCTCTTGAATTAAGACTATCCAAAAGATCTTTTCCTGATGTTGATGTAAAATCTCCTGGATTAATTTTAATTTCACGCAAGTTTTTCAACGCAAACCATCCGGTGACTTCTTCTGAAGTCTCATCGTTCCAGATTGACGGAACAGTATAACCTTCTGGTGGTGCAAACAGATCCATTTTGCTTAAATCTTCAACATCGCCAATGATAGCATAATTCCCACTACGCGTTGTCAATATCACCTGATTAATGTCATCACGATATTCCGCGCTTGGAAAGCGTCCCATCGTTAAAAGTACCTTTCCCTCATTGGCCGCCGCATGAAGAAAATGAACTTTAATTCCTTCTGCCGGACTCAGCGCACCACCTTTTTGTATTCCAAATTTATATGCAACAATCATGTTTTATTTACCTCCTTGTATTGGCACCAGTTTACTGCCTGCATTTTTAATTTGTTTGACTCCTTCACGAGCTAATCTTATAGCTTCTTCCTTTTCTTCTTGGCTCCACCCAGCGGCATCAAGAGCTTCTAAGATTCCGCATTCCAGACAATCTCGGACCTATCGCGCCTAGATATTGCTGGCCGTTCAGCGTAATCTCTGCCACATCTTAAACATTTCATATGTCTCTCTCCTTTCATTTTCTTATCATATTTTACCACTTCCCAGCATAAGATACAACTAAATCCGTTATAAAATATTTATAAATTTATTGTAAGTGTTTTTTTATATTTTTTTAACTATTCCATGTATGAAAAGGGAATGAACCATTAAAGATCCATTCCCTTTTTTACAACGAAAAAAATTTAAAATACGCTCGAAATATTCCTTATTTTTCTTTGCTTTTATCAAAGATTTGTTTCCGGAGATGGTATTATACTGTGACATCCTTATACCTCCTTCGTCAATTCATTCAGATGCAACTCCCATATACATTATAGAACGAGAAATGCTGTTTTTGTATATCTTTCTTGCATTTTTGCCTTACCGACGGCATTTACTTTTCTATATTTTTATTATTCTTGAAAATTACATTCCGGATACAAAACTGGTTGACAGCGTACTGATCCTTCCGGAAGAATATAAGCAAGCCGTCAAAACCTTCATAGAGGTGATTTTGTGAACGTACAACATACACTTTTTCAAATGTCAAAAGGACAGATCTGTTGAAAACGGATGTGTCCTTTTGACATTTCCACCCGCCAGGGTTATGTTTTTTGCGCGATAAATCAAATTTTCTCTTGATTTATTGCGCATTTTATCATATAATCTTAATAGAAAAGTTAATAAAAAATTAATAAAAAAATTATTATATTTCCTAGACTGTCTATTTTATTGGTTCCAGAAGGAACCGGAAAGGAGATAACATGAAAGTAATCGCAGTCGATAACTACAAAGGAGGGGTTGGAAAAACCACAACGGTCATTAATCTGGCTTACAACCTTTCCGCATTGGGAAAAAGAGTGCTGATGGTTGATGCTGACCCGCAGTCCAATACAACCTATGTTTACAACAGAGTCAACGAAAATTCCAAAACATTGCTGGATATTTTCCATGGTGTAAAAACAGAAAGATGCATTTACAGAACGAATTATCCAAACCTTGATCTTATCAAGGCCTCTCCCCGGATGGAGGAGGCAGATGGACTTCCAGTTATTATCAAAGAAGCTTTGCACCAAGTAGAAGATCGCTATGATTATGCGATTATTGACTGCCATCCTTCCATGCAGCTGCCAACAATTGCCGCACTGGTTGCAGCGGATGAACTTCTGATTCCATATGAACCGGATGCTTTCGGAAAAACTGGCCTAAACTTTCTATCTGATTACATTGCACAGATTCAGGAATACTATAATCCGGAACTTACATACCATGTATTTATTTCGAAATATGCTGGCCGTAAATCTCAGATAGAAGAAATACGTGACCTGGTAGAGAAATACCAGTTTCCACTGCTCACTACCGTTATCAGTAACCGAGCTGCTGTGAATTCAGCGAATAAGGCAAGAAAACCACTGGCAAAACACCGCAGAACCGATGCATCAACAAAAGATTACGAGGATCTTACAAAAGAAGTTCTGGCATTAATGGAATAGGAGAAATAAAAATATGGCAGATTTAAATGCGATTCTTAAGAATAAAATGGGCCTGTCTGTAGAACAGGCAAAAAAAAGCAAGATTCTTGCTTCTCTTTCCGGATCTTACCGGCAGAATATGAAATCAATCCATTATTCCCAGCTGGTTCCAAGCACTAACCAGTTCTATACCGAAAAAGAACTGGAAGATCTGGCAGATATTATCCAGATTTTGGGTGGGGTTGCCCAGAACCTTCTGGTCCGGAAAAAGGATGCAGAACAGTATGAAATTCTGGCCGGACACCGCAGATGGCGGGCCAGTCAAATCGTAGTGCAACGTGGCTTTCCGGAATATGCTTACCTTCCATGTCTTGTGATAGAATGTAATGATGATGTTGCAGAGCTGCTTCTGATCCTGACAAATTCATCCGCTCGAAGTGACTTAAATGGATATGAGCAGATGATGCAGGTCGTTAGACTGCAGGAACTCCTACCCAAAATAAATAAAGATGAAACATTGAAGGGAAGAGTGCTGCGGAAAGAAATCGCTCTGTCCACGAAACGGAGCGAGTCAACCATCCAGAACTTAATGTATACGGCAAAACATCTATCAAAAGATGGAATGCAGGCATTCAAAGAAGAAAAACTGACACCTGCAGCCGCACTATATCTGGCTAAACAGTCAGAAGAAGATCAGAAAGATCTTGTTCTGAAGGAATTTTTCACCGTATCTGCAATGAAAGGATACCTGTCCAGTAAGAAACCGGTTCAGCGATCCTCCATGTCAGGAAAAGAGCAACCTTTCATTCAGCAACAAGAAATCGAGCAAAAAGTCCCTACTGAAAATTTCGTTTCATATATACAAGAACCGGAGCAACCAGAGAAAAAAGTCGAAAAAACACTGTCGGTCACACAATCATCGAAAACTTTTTCAAAAGAAAAATTTCTCTTTGCCAGCGCCGATCACGAGAAAAGGTATTATGAAACTTTAGAAAATGTTCCAGATCCGGATGCAACTGTCAAGTCTTTATGTTATTGCTTATGTTTAAGCCCCAATACAAGGGATAGACTGGAGAATTTTTTTGACTTCCATGCCATGCAGCCAAAACCTGAATGCCTGAAAAATGATGCACTTTCAGAAGATGATGAAAAAGCAATTAAAATGGCATTCAATTTGTTTTCTGGCGATACCCCAAGTATTAACAACTATGGGGATTCAATCAATCAGGTAAAGGAATGTAAAAGTTATACGGTAAAAGATCTGTTTTGCAGCTCTTATGCACCATATTTTTGGCAGGCAATCCAGATCCGTTATCCAGAATATACCAAGTAATATAGCAAATTGGAAAAAGTCATGGAAGGAGTGTTTTAACATTGGCTGAAAAAGATTCTTCAAAAGAAAGAAAAACTACAGATGAAACAAAATTCGATGTATCAAAGATATTTTCTACTCCCCCAGAGAAACCGAAAACAATAATAAAGAGTTTTAATCTGAAAGAAGAAAATGTAAAAAAATTAGAGGAAATCGCACATGCTCAGAATATGTCCCTTTCGAAGGTATTGAATGAAATTCTTTCTAATATTGTAATTTGACATTCCTATTGAATTACCGAAAAAATAATGAGGGACTGGATTTCCTGTAAACTGGCTGCAACCTTTTTGGGATTTTTATGCATCGTCTCAATATATAAATGAACTGATCGACAATGACTTAAAAAATAAAGACAAGTAAAACCAATCTTTCAAAAAATATATTTACATTAATAGTAGAAGAAAGACGATCAAATCACTCTTTCATTTAGATTTAAGGAGAATAAATATATATGAATAAATTAATTTTGTTAGTATTTTGTCACTTAGTTGGTGATTATGTTTTACAAAATGACTTTATTGCAAAGAATAAAGGAAGTAATTGGTATCATTTGTTCGTACATTGTGCGTTGTATTGTTTGCCATTTTATCTTGCCTTTGGATTAACCTGGCAGCTTGGAGTTGTATTTTTGACGCACTGTATTATTGATCCACTAAAGGCGAGATATCAAAAAATATCATATGTAACTGACCAAATTTTGCATTATTTTGTATCACTCGTTTACTTTTTATAGGTGAATAAATGCGGATTTAATTTATTAAAAATCTTGCTTTTTTGAAAAAAGACTTCCTATTTTCAAACAACGTGGTATAATGTAAGCACAACTAAAAAAGGAACCGGGCTATCCGACCAAAGACACACCCGGTTCCAAACTGCACCACAAAGGGTACGTGTATTATTATATCACAATACCCTCCCTTTGTGAACCACAAAAGGAGGTTTTTTTATGGCAGATTTTGCGACCGAGTTTATTACAAAGTTGAACGGCAAGCTCACACCGGAGCAGATGAAAGTTGTGCTTAACGAATTGGAGATCTTTTCGGACGATTACAATATTGAAAAGAAGTGCAGGGATGTAGCGGTTCCGGATGATCTCTTACCAGCGTGCTATAAGGTCTACATGGTATCGAAAAAGATTGAGGGCATGAGTCCGCAGTCGCTTATAACTTACAAATGTTATCTGGAACAGTTTTTGTACGCCGTCGGCAAGCCAGTTGAGAAAATCACGGCAAACGATATCCGCTTATATTTGTACGGGCTGGTTGGGAAGAACTCGGATCATACCATTGACACTAAGCGCATCGTTATCAATACGTTTCTTGACTGGTGTTGTCTGGAATATTACATTCCGGAGAACCCATGTGCGAAAATCCACGCCATTAAGTACGAGGAGAAGCCGCGAGAGCCACTTGATGGCATCGAGATGGAAATGGTACGGGATGCGTGCGTTGATCTTCGAGAAAGAGCAATGATCGAGTTTTTCTACAGTACCGGATGCCGTGTTTCGGAAATGGCGATCCTCAAAAAAGAAGATATTGATTTCTCCACGAAAGAAGTCAGATTGTTCGGAAAATGCCGCAAACACCGAGTTTCTTATCTTAACGCCCGCGCAGAATACACTCTGCAGAAGTATTGGGCTACCAGAAAAGACGATACAGATGCCGTTTTCTGTACAATACGTAAGCCTTACCATGCTCTGCAAAAGCAAGCTGTAGAGCAGGTCATCCACAACATCGGCGTGCGATCCGGCATCGGGAGACCGCTATTTCCTCATCTGATCCGGCACACCACAGCTACAAATGCGATAGACCACGGCATGGACGTGACAGATCTGCAGAAACTCCTCGGTCATACGCGGATCAGTACCACGATGATCTACGCAAAAGTAACGCAGGAAAACGTAAGATACAGCCATCACCGATACGTAGTCTAACAAGCCTACAAAGAGCCGTGAGAAAAAGAGTACAATGTTCCTAAGAATCCAAATTTGGGGAAAAGGAGCATCGACAAATGAGAATTGACAGATCATTAATCAGTAACACGAACACTTACAGTGAGAACGATCCTAAATGTATCGTAGTCCACAACACGGATAACTTCGCCGCCGGAGCAGACGCGCTGGCACACGCACGAGCGCAGTATAACGGCAATTTTCAGAATATGTCCGCCCATTATTACGTGGATGATGGTGACACCGCCTATCAGGCGGCACCGCACAGCCGTGGGTGTTGGCACGTCGGGGTTAATTACGGCGGTAATAACCTGTTTGGACGCTACGGCAACCGTAGCAGCATCGGCGTTGAGATGTGCGTGCAGGCGGGATATAATTACGAAAAAGCGTTTCAGAACACGGTAGCGGTCGTCAAAGAGATCATGCGGGAGACTGGTATTCCGGCAAGTCGCGTATACCGCCACTACGATATCTGTAGCAAGCACTGCCCGAGCCAGATCATCGAGAGAGGGGATTGGGAGCGGTTTAAGAGCTTGATCAGTGGTGCGGCATCGGCCGAACAACCAGAAAGTGGAAAATATGAGCCGGGTATCTACAAGGTTAATACCGACCTTAATATTAGAGAGCAGCCGAACGCAGACAGCCGTATCGTTGGAATGATCACGGATCAGGGCAGCTATACGGTAACAGAGATCCAAAATACAAGCTGGGGACGGCTGTTATCCGGCGCTGGCTGGATCAACTGCCATTCAAAATTCTGCACGTATGGCGGCGCGGCCAAAAAATCCACCTCAAAAGCGATCACAGTCGATGGTGTGTGGGGTCATGAGCTGACCAAACGCTTGCAGGAGATTTTTAAGACTGGAGTAGACGGCGTGATCAGCGATCAGCCGACGAGCAACAAAAAATACTGTGCTGGCATCGCGGCGGCCGAATGGTCTGGCAAGCTGTCCGGCGGATCCGATCTGATCAGGGCTATGCAGAGATGGGCAGGAGTGACCGCAGACGGCTACCTCGGACCGCAGACCATCCGCGCGCTCCAGAAAAAGCTCGGCACACCGGTAGACGGCGTGATCAGCTACCCGTCTGCTATGGTCAAGGCTTTGCAGGAATGGTGTAACCGCCAGTAAAAAATATAAAAGATATCAAGAGGCGGAGGAGGCCGCAGAAGAGTATGAGGGCGATGCGGGCGCCGATATCGTGTTTTACGAATAAAAAAAGAGTCGTGTCAAAATGGCACGGCTTTTTTATTTGCAAAAAATGCACATTATACGTAAAACGTATTGACATTATACGTATAATGTGCTAATATATAATCACAGAAAGGAAATAAACAAATCAGAAAGGTGGTAGCAAAAATGGAAGAAAAAGTGGTAATAATGAATAGTTCGGAAGCAAAGAATTTAAATGAAAATGAATATTTCACTGCATACTTTAATGAATGGGATGAAAGCGGAAGAGAATGTAAAGCAAGTTGGGCAGTAGCTGTAAAAAAAGGATATGGAAAAGTGTTTACAGTCGAACTTGCAAATAAATTTCTTTCAATGGCCAACGAAGGGTACAAAAAAATGTTTGGAAAAGATGTCGATTTTAATGACGTAAAATATGATATGACAGATTATTACGAGGATCTTGATGGGTGGACGAGATACACCGGAAAAAAGAAAATTGGAAGATACAACAAAAGAAAAAATATTTTGAGGATTTTTGTCGATGATCTGCCTGTGTACGAGAACAATAACGGAAGAATTTGTAGAGATGCAACAGCACTTGCGGATTCGCTGATGCACTAATGGGAGGAAAAAGCATGTCCAAAGAAGTTTACAGAAGTTTTGAAGGAAAACTGGATGTTGATTGTCGAGATGGATACATTATTTTGGAGTTAAAAGATTTTTGGGAGATTAGATTTTTGACTGTTGATGGTTCTGATGATATGGTAAGAATAAGGAAAGAATTTCTTTCCGAAAATGATTTTTCGAATGAAGATAAAATAAATGATCTTTATGTAAGCATTTATTTTAATTGGGGTGATTTTGGACAGTGTTGGTTTAATGGAAAATGGTATGGTTATGATACAATTTGTAAAATCCAAAGAAAAAACAAAGATGATAACTGGCAGAGATATATTTGATGAAAGAGAAAAAACAATAAAATTTTGAAAGGAGAAAACATGAATAAAGAATTTAATCAGACTGAATATGTGAATGAATTTATCAGAAAAAAATATGATCGCATAAATTTGCTGATTCCGGCAGGAAATAAAGAAATTATTAAAAGGAAGGCAGCACAAAAAGGAAAAAGTGTCAATCAGTATATAAACGAATTGATTGATACTGATTTAAATACAAATATTGACTTTTGACACCTTTGAAAGAAGTGTAGGATTAAAATGACCAAAAATGTTAAAAAATGTATTATTTGTGGAAAGGAATTTTGTTGCAAACCATCTCGTAATGTTGTGACATGCTCAAGGGAGTGCAGGCTGATACATTTAAGCCAGGTACACAAGGGAGCGAAACGCTCTGAGGATGCTAAACGGAAAATGTCAGAAGCAAGGCGGAAAAATCCTCAAAGCGCGGAAATACAAAGAAAAGCAACGGAAGCAGCAAAGAAAAGTCCAAAATCTGGAAGGTTTGAAACGAATAGGGCGGCAATAGACTGGCATTTAGTAAGTCCAGAAGGAGAACATTTTTATATCCATTCTTTATCTTTTTGGCTCAGAGAAAATTGTGATAAATTTGGAGTAGAACCCGATTCGAAAGAATTTTTTAATGTGATTGCTGGGCTGAACAGAGCCAAAAGGTCAATGCTGGGAAAAATCAAAGGAGAAAATCGTCCATGTTTAACTTATAAAGGATGGCGTGTGTTACCAACAGAATATGATGAGCGTTTGAAAGCAACAAAAAAATGAAAGAAAAACCGTGTCAAAAATTGACGCGGTTTTTTATTTGACAGGATAGACACAATGTGCTAAGATCTGAATGTGTCATTTTTGTGTCATGGGCTTTCGCAAAAGTGGCGTATTTGCGGGCATCTTAAGAGGTAAGGAAACTTGACTTTTAATCAAGTTGTCCGGGGTTCGAATCCCCGATGCTTCATCAAATGGAAACGGCTGAAAACCTTGATTTTACTGGGTTTTCAGCCGTTTTTCTGTTACAAAAATGAAATTGTAAAAAATGGTCGTACGACAAAGTAGAATTTAAGACACTTCAAGAGACATTTCTTAATGAATCTGATATACTGTAAACACTACAGAAAGAAGGATTTTTATTATGTCTCGAACAAGAAGAAATTTCTCAGCCAAATTCAAATCAGAATTAGTGATTGAACTGCTCAAAGGAGAAAAAGACTTAAATACAATCGCAACCGAAAACAATATTCAGCCGAATCTTCTCCGCAACTGGAAGAAGGAGTTCCTCGATAAAACATCCGTGGTTTTTGATGACACACGAGAGGATAATCTGAAAGAAAAACTCGCTTTAGAGCGCAAGGAAAAAGCTGAAAATGCGAAAAAAAGTCGGCCAGCTATTCGGAGAATAAAAGTATGGGAGCTGTAAAAATATCAAAAGGTATCTACGAGTATAAAGGATACAGAATTAGTAATTGTGGTTATTATGAACCAGATCATTGTATATGGTGGGAAGCCGTTGATATGAAAACGGGATGTGCTGATTATCACGCAACTACAAAGAAGTTTTTAATGGAACAAATTGATGACGATTTAAAAAAATAAAGACAAGTAAAACCAATCTTTCATTTGAATAGATTGGAGGTGATTTGTTGAACAGCATGAATTTGCGGAAAGCAAACGGGATCAGACTCCTGGCGGAAATGCCGGAGAGATAGATATGGATACAGAGTTTCTTGATATTTCGAAAATGT